TGGAGCTTTAGCTCAGTTGGTTAGAGCAATCGGCTCATAACCGATCGGTCCCGGGTTCGAGTCCCTGAAGCTCCACTGCCCTTAGATTACTAAGGGCAATATTCCTTGATAGCTCAGTCGGTAGAGCATGCGGCTGTTAACCGCAGTGTCGTAGGTTCGAGTCCTACTCAGGGAGCTAAGATTTTATATCTTAATATTTAGGCCCGATGGCTCAGTTGGTTAGAGCGCCGCCCTGTCACGGCGGAGGTCGTCGGTTCGAGTCCGATTCGGGTCGCTTTTTGCCGCAGTGGCGGAACAGGCAGACGCCCGGGACTTAAAATCCCGTGGGTAGAAATACCCGTACCGGTTCGATTCCGGTCTGCGGCAGTTTGAAATATGGCTTAAATCCTTGATTTATAAGGGTTTAAGCCTTTTTGATTGCCATTAAGAGTATGATATTTCATACACTTTTAAATGTCTAAAATCAGTCTAAAAGTTGCCCTAAAAATTAAAATGTCTAATAAATGTCTAATGAAATGTCTAAGAAAATTACAGTGAAAATTCATTTGAAACAGCCGTTTGAGCATCTTCTTTTTCCTCGAGTATGTGGCTATAAATATCTAATACCATCTTCTCTGAATCTCCCAAAAGCTTTGCAATCATCTTAGTTGATAGTGTAGGTACCTGATAGCAAAGACGAGTACAATAGTTATGTCTGAATATATGGGCTGTCAGCCCCGTAGAGGTCGGATCTAATGATTCAATCTTTGCTCTGATAGACTTCCACATATCTTTATACTGATGAAGCTTGTAAGGTGTACCGTCTTCTCTTTCAAAGAGATAGTACTTACAACCCTTTAAGTATCCTTGTAGGAATTCTTTTAAATCAGGTGTGAGAGGAACGCTACGATTGCCTCTGTGGCTCTTTGTACCTTTGATGTATGATTTATTACCGTCAAATGCTAAGGCCTTATTTACGCTTAAATTAGAGCTTTCAAGGTCTATGTCTGATACAGTTAAGGCAAGTACTTCTTCACGCCTTAGACCGCAAGAATAGAGTATATAGACAAGACATTTTTCTGTATCGGTGAAATGTGCTTCCTTTATAGCAGATACTTCAGATTTTGTAAGCGGTCTTCTTTCCTTGGCCGTGTACTTAGGCAGCAGCAGGCCGTCACAAAGTATAAGATATGAGCCTTGAGTAAGAATAGAGTCCTTTATTGCTGACTTTATAATCTGTTTAAATGTAAGAGCGATCTTTTGGCAGGTTCTAGGCTTGTCAGCATTATCATTGAGTAAGTTTTGTATATGATGCCTTGTAATGCCCTGAACTTTTATAATTCTGAAATCAGAAAAGTACTTATTTATTATAGTTTCATACATCTTGTAAGTTGCCAACTCTTTTGTAGTCTTGAATGTATCAAGCCATACAAGGGAATAATCATAAAATGTATCATTCGTTTGCGGAGTAAACTCTGCATTTTGAACTTTTAAATTAAATTCATTTACTTTCTTTTCCAGATCGGCGCTGGACTTCTTAGATATAAGGTTGATTCGGTGCTTAGATCCGTCAAGGTTGTAAGTGCCATCCCATACTTTCGCACGGAAGTAGCCGTCTTTTCCTTTACTGTATTTAGCCTTTGCCATATGTACCTCCTTAAATTTGGGTATAAAAATAACACCTGTTGCAAGGTGCTACTATGCGTGGTACAATATGACTTGTTCAGAATTATATTGTTTGCAGGCAGAAGCTTGCAACGGTATACACAGCCATTCGGTATTGGCGTACCGGGTGGCTTTTTTAATATAAAAATCTTTAGGTTAGCATATTTAATGTTAAAAATCAAATACTTACCATTTTCACGACATCAGGAAAATGGCGAATAATAAAAAATTAATATTCTAAAACTTGACAAAGTATTGTGTACAACATAGAATATAACCATAGATAACTTGTGAAGGATAAACACTGGGTTCCTGAAGTGGAGTAGGCTTAAAGCTTAGAATTCCTATGTGCCTGGGGTTATCTTTTTTTATGCTTTAAAATCGTACAAACAATATTTGAGTCATTCTTTATAGCTTCTATAACAAACTCCACTAATTGACTAGAGTATCTTCTGGTAGATACGAATTGAAAGCAGTACCTTTCATCATCTTGCAAGTTGTAGAAATCCATAATTAGCTTCAGTGCATAGTCATTGAAGACATTATCACCTTTAAAAGATACATAATCAAACTTTATATTTTTGACATTAATTTGCTTATTAACTAAGGAAATAACATTCTTTCTTGATAACGTATATTTATCTTTTGGATCTTGCAGTTTGGTGATGATTTTAGCCGGCATATCAGAGCTTGAATCTACAGAGTATGTAAAATCAGCTTTTGTCTTATCCTTTATCTGAACAAATTCATGCCTGATTGGTATGAATAAATCAGCCGATTGATTAGTACTCTGTAAAAAGTCCAACTCACTTTTGTTTGCAATAAAACGATCAGCCATTTCAGCAGAATACTTTCCCCTAATTTCATTGTTGGTTAGAACATCTAGCGAAATAGAAAGCGTCAAGAAATTTGGAGACACGTGCTCTGACATATCTATTTTATGAAACCTTTTTATTTGCTCACAGAAATTTATAACACAAGCCTGAAAAAATGGGGCATATATAGTTTCATAGTCCTCGGTTATAAAATGAGTACTTGTATCTCTTAAGTCAATAATAGTCTCAAGATTAACCCTTAGAGGTTGTTTTTTGTCTGTATAAACTCTTTGCAATGCGTCTCGTAAAGAAAGGGTTCTATTAGGTGAGTCAGTGAAATATATACTTTCACCTCTGTTCAACAATTCCGCTTTTAACATCAGTTCCCAAGCATTGCAAATAAAGAAGCTAAAACCCTCAATTCTATATCGAATAGTCGGTTTATTATAAATCTCCAGTCCTAAAATAAATGCCTCAATACTTTTATCAACAAGTCTGCTTTTAATATCTTCCAATTTCATACTCTCCTATAAAAATCAAAACTTCCCTCTAAGCTCTACAGCATTGTGTATGTTTCAGTTGCTCGGTTATCAGGGTGGTTTTTTACTATCTTGTTTAAAAACTTGTTTTAAAATATCTTAAAACGAGGTTTAGTCAAGTTTAAAACAAGATTCACTATAGAGTTATGTCTGTCTGTGTAGGTCTGAAGTCATTTTGCATTTTTATCAACTTAAGAGTATCACCGCTCATATGCAAGATCCACATTGCTAACATCTTATTTTCACCCGCGGAAGATGTATACTCAATAACCAAGTATTTTCTTGTAAGCTTAGAAGTCTTAGCTGCATTGCCATGATACTTCTGCATGAATTTATCTTCATCTAAGCAAGACACTGATTTTATGCGATCCTTAGGCAGGTTCACATTAATCTCAGGTTTGTCAGATTTTACCTCAAAATCTGAATCAGTCATTCTGATCCAGCAAGGACAATCGGTATAAAGGGCATCTATGCCCTCGTAGTGGAATGCCCTTATCGGCTTCATTTCCTTTTTAGCTCCAAATCCAAATAATCCCATATTTTTTATCCCCTTTAAAATTTATTTTTCTTTATATCCAACAATTCCTTAGGATATACATTATTATCTTGTTCGCAGTCAGGTATAAGTAATTCAGCTGCAAACATATTGGCTTCACGCTCTACCCATGATGTAAGCAGTAGGGTGTGATTTTTTATAAAAGCGCATTCTTTAGTTCTATGCAAAAAAGCATGGCCAAGTTCGTGTGCGACTACCACTCTAAACATATCGCTATCCATCAGATCCTCATTGATAAATATCCACCTCTTGCGTTTTATCAATTTATAAAACCCTGATAGTTCACCTAATGGGCATATAGATATGCCTATGCCAGCAAACTTTGCAATCCGAATCGGATCACGACTGCCAGTCATTCTCTCATAATATGCAATGATTGTTCTTATTTTCTTGCGTGTTTTTTCGGTATTCAATTCTATCACCCTTTATTCTTGTTCGGATTATATTTTACCTTATTTTCCTTCTTTGTTTCTGTAAGTGCATATTCTAAAGCATTGCGAAGAAGTGCCTTTGAAGTTTCACTAAGCTCTTGCCCGTTGTACATCAAAGGGCTGTCAGTTCCGCTCTCAAGTTGCTCCATCATCTCATCAAGGCTTTTTGCAATGTCTTTGCGATCTGAAGCTGTTAAGCCATTGCTATCTTTTTCTTCTAATAAGTCTGACTTGTTCACACCGAAGTAGTCCGCCAAAGCCTGAACCTTGTCCATTCTAGGCATCCTAGTGCCATTTATCCAAGTTGATATTGCAGACTTATTTATGCCTAAATCATTTATGATGTCAGCCTGTTTCTTATTACACATTTCCATGTATTTATTCAAATTTCTTGCGAATATCCTCCTGTAATCTTCATCAGACATTTGTAAGTCTCCTTTCTTATTTATATGACTCTAAGATAGCACAAAAGTAGAGGGAAATCAATAAAAATTCTACTTTTTGTAAAAAAGTTGTTGACATTCTACTTTAAGTAGATTATGATAACAGTGCAAGAACTTGGAAAGGGGGAAGCAAAGAATGGAGACGCTTCAAATAACACTAAAAGCGGCAAGGGTAAATGCTGGATTGACACAAGTAGAAGCCGCTAAGAAGCTAGGAAAGTCACCAAATACAATAATACTGTGGGAAAATGGCACAATCGCACCTGATAGAGCAAACTTATATCTTTTAGCAGAGATATACGGGATTTCTATAGACAATATTTTTTTGCCTAACGATTCTACTAATAGTAGAAAAGAAGAGGCGGTTTAAAAAGGAGGTGATTTTATAAAAATAGAAAAGTGGTGCAACCACGAAATAAGATTTGTAGAAAAAGATGGCGAATGGTGGGCGGTGCTCAAAGATGTGTGTGACGCTTTGGGACTGGACACAAGAATGACAAGTCGAAGACTTGATGACGATGTGCTTTTTAGGCACCTCATCTCAGACAGCCTAGGAAGACAGCAGGAAATGCTTATCGTAAGTGAATATGGAATTTACGAAGTCATTTTTAGAAGCAATAAACCTGAAGCAAAAGACTTCCGTAAGTGGGTGTACACAATGCTTTCAGAACTTCGCAAGGCATCAGGCTATGAGGGTTTTGAGATATTCCGAATGCTTGATAAAGAACATCAAAAGGAAATGATGAAAAAGCTTCAGAAGGGCTTAAAGAGTCCTGCAAGGGTTGATTTTATCAAAGCTAATACGATAGCAAACAAAGCTGTATCACTAAAACACGGCTATCCAAAGATGATAAAGAAAGCAACTATGACACCTGAAATGTTGAAAGACAGAGAGCCAATACTTGCGGATACAGTGGAGTTGATGACGGTCAAGGACAAGTACGGACTGGATGTATCGGTAAGCGATACGATTTATAAGAAAAATGAAGAAAAGGTAGGTTAGGAGAACGAGAATGAAAACTGAGAATACAATCAAATATGCAGAAGCTTTGAAAGGAATTTCATGCAGGGATTGGCAAATGCTAAAGGTAGGTATGGACAGGATGTTTCAAAGCAAATTAAAAGAGCTTGAGCCTGAACTCAAACTCTCAGACACTGAACAAGTTGGCAGACTTATTCAGTCGCAATTTGGAAATGAAAACAACCCAATGTTGTTTATGGGGAGTGTCCCAGTTAAATAGGAGGATATACAAATATGAATGAAAAAGAAAGTAGCAAAGAAGCCCTAGAAAAGATACTGCTTGGATACATTGAGCGTTTAACTAAAGAGGGAACGGCTGAGCAAGTTTCAATAGTGGCACATGAGTTGGTAGAACTTATAAATCATGAAGATACGGGATTAGACAAATTTTCGGATAGAGAGCTGATTAGAGAACTTAAGCAGAGAAAAGGTGTCAGAGATATTGAATTTATACCTTAAGGAGGCAAATATGGAGTACCCAAAACAAATAATGAAAATGTCAGAACTTAAAAAGCTTGGATTTCCGATACCGCTACTGATGGAAGCCTATAGAGATCCGAAGCAGAACTTTGCTACAAAGGTGGACCCATCAAAGCCAAACTCAAAGATTATATTTGATACAGTCGGTTTTGATAAGTGGATAGCAAAGCGAATTAAGATACAGACTGCAGAGTTTGCAAGTCAGAGGAGAAGGCCTGCAAGAGGAGCAGAGTGGAAGATGGTGAGAGAGGTAGGATAAAATGTCGAAAAAATACAAGGCTTGGACGGCTGAAGAGATAGAACTCTTAAAAAGTCTAATAAATAAAGGCGAAAAAACATCTGTCATTGCCACAAGGTTACAAAGACCCGCAGGCAGTGTAAATGTCAAGAAAAGAGAGCTAAAAAGTGGAAGCTTGAGATCCTGTCCTTTTTGGACAGTTGACGAAACGAAAATGCTAAAAGCATTACTGCAAAAGGATTTAAGTAAAAGGCAGATAGCGGAAATAATGGGAAGATCCGAATCGTCAATAAAAAATAGATTAATAAAGATGGGTATTGATATTTGGAACGAAAATTCATATCAAGCATACGTGTGCTAAAAAGGGAGGCAATATGAAACAGTATAGGAGGTGGACAGATGAAGAGATTGAGCGCCTGAAAAGTTTTGTGACTGATGGTGAATCAACGGTAAGTATCTCTAAAAAGCTAAACCGCACTTGGAATAGTATATATCACAAGAAAAAGGATTTGGCGAGCGGAAATTTGCGGTCCAAGATGTTTTGGACGACTGAAGAGATTAAAACCATGATGGAATTACGGCAAAGAGGCTTAACGATGAAGCAGGTAGCGAAAGTCATGGGGAGGTCTTTCTCGTCAGTTAGGAATAAGCTTTACGAAATCGGCATCAACATCTGGCACGAAGAGTCATATCAAATATATGTATGTTAAAAAGGAGAGAATATGAAAAAGGATTTAAAAGAGGCTTTAAACAATAATTTTGCAAATATGGACCTTAGGGGATGGAGCTTTAAAGGGCAAAACCTGACAGGGGCAAACTTTAGGGGTGCAGATCTTGAGGGGGCATGCTTTATAGACGCAATACTGGTCGGTGTGGACTTTGAGGGTGCAAGTTTAGTAGATGCAGACTTCTCATGCGCTAATGCGTGGAGTGCTAACTTTAATGAAACAAACTGCAAAGATGCTGTATTTTTATCAGCTAACTTGACGGAAGCAAGTTTTGAGGGAGCCGATCTAGACGGTGCAAGTTTTGCTCAGGCAAATTTAACTGAGGCAAATCTTCAGGATACAAACATTATTACAGCTGAGTTTGATAATACCATTGGTATTTATCCCGTATGCCCGACGGAGGGAGAGTTTACAGGATGGACGATAGGAGAGGACTTTAAGGGCAATGACTGCTTAGTAGAAGTATCTATTCCTACATGGGCTCAGAGAAGCTCAGGAACAACAAGAAAATGTAGAGCAGAAATGCTTTTTATTGAATCTATAGAAAGATTGAAAGATGGCTATGATCCGATTGAGGTTACTTTAAAAAACAGAAATTACATCTTAACTGAGAATGATGTTGTACGAGATAACGACTATGAAGTAGACAGGTTCAAGGTAAGCTCTACAGACCTTTACTTTTGGATATCAAAAGAGGAGGCACTGGCACATGCGAGGAAAAAGATATGATAGTACATCACAATAATACAATTATACACATAGTTGACGGTCCTAAGCCCACGCTAAGGTATAAAGAGATCCACGAGGCAATACAGCCGGGCGACGGGTTTATGATGAAGTGTGAGCTTTTCAGCGGAGAAAACGCGTTAGCTATTGATGTAATCTGTGAGGTTACTGTTAAAAAGAAATACCACAATTGGTGCGAATTAAAGATTATAGAGGAAAAAGAAGAAGTCGTTTACAGCAAGAAAAAGAAGAGAACTATCAGGATAAAAAGGATTGAGAGAACTATGTCGGCTACAATTGGTCAGATACTTACAGACAGCGCTCTGGGAGTAATACTCTGTAGTCCTTCATTGAGCAAGGTATTGGAAAAGAAAACATTAAAGGAACTATTAGAAGATAAGGAACTGGGAAGAAAACTTCTCAAAAAAGGAGGATTTAAATGTCTAGTTTAAAAGAAAATAGCGTAGTTGTGCCGGATGTATGGACAGGTAGAAAAATAGAGCGAAATATAGATGCCCTTGAGGTTAAGCACGGCAAGCAAGTGAAGATTTTAAGAAAAAGAATTGACGAGCTTGAAGATTCTATAGATGGTATAGAAAGAGCTTTTTGGGCGGGTTTTATAGGGGTAGTAGCACTTAATTTAGCAGTAGTTGCAATGTTTGTTTTTTAAATATAAGGAGAAACTAGAAATGATTAATTTAACTTTTGAAACTTTTGACGAGATGGTAGTTTTTGCAAAGCAGATACTTGGTAATCAGACAGCCGTAGGGGCGTCAGTATCCACGCATACGGATATTAAGCCTAGTATGCCTGTTATTCCTGAGATGCCTGCAGTACAGCAACCTGAGTCTGCGGGGGCGATACCTACACAAGGAGTAGTGTATACACTATCAGACTTAGCATCTGCAGCAGGAGAGCTCATGGAGTCCAATCTTGATGGACTCAGATCATTACTGGAGTCATTCGGAGTTGATTCACTGCCTAAGTTACCTGAAGATAAATATTCAGAATTCGCAGCGGGGCTTAGGGCTTTGGTAGGAAATATTTAATGGCGCACGAACAAAGAAGTCATGCACTTTTAAGTGCTTCTGGTTCGCATAGGTGGCTTAATTGTACACCGTCGGCAAAGATGGAAGAAGGGTTTGCGGATACCACATCTGAAGCTGCAAAAGAAGGTACGCTGGCACACGAGTTGGCGGAGCTAAAGCTTATCAAGTACTTTAAAGCTGACACTGTGCCAAAGAGGCAGATAACTTCAAAAATCAATGCACTTAAAAAGAGCGAACTGTATCAGCCGGAAATGGATGGACACACAGATAAATATGTTGATTACATTAAAAGTGTATCGCCAAAGTACGACAACAGTCCTACTGTAATAATTGAGGCTAGATTAGACTTAACAAACTACATTAAGGACGGATTTGGCACAGCAGATTGTATCCTTATAGGAGGAGGAACTCTTCAAGTAGTAGATTTGAAGTATGGTAAAGGCGTGCCTGTGTCGGCCGAAAGAAATTCTCAGTTAATGATCTACGCTTTGGGAGCACTGGAAAGGTACTCTCTGATATACGACATACAGCATATAGTACTTTCAATAGTACAGCCAAGGCTGTCGGAAACTGCATCAGAATATGAGCTGTCGGCGGAGGAATTAAGAGCGTTCGGAGAGTATGTAAGGGAAAGAGCGAGTCTTGCATATGATGGAAAAGGGGAATTTAGCCCGGATGAACACACCTGCAGATTTTGTAAAGCCAAAGCTGTTTGTAAGGCAAGGGCGGATAAAAATACTGAACTTTGGTTCAAGGGAGTTCCGGATGTAAAACTACTTTCAGCCAAAGAAATAGGCGAATACCTGAAGAAGGGAAAAGATGTTGCCGCTTGGGTAAGTGATCTAAAGGACTATGCACTCGCAGAATGCCTGGCGGGCAGACCGATAAACGGCTGGAAAGCAGTAGAAGGAAGAAGCACGAGAAAGTGGAGTAATGAAGATTTAGCATTAAATACCTTAATTGCCACGGGTGTAGATTCATCTTTACTTTATGAAACTAAGCCCTTGACTCTGGCAAAAATAGAAAAACTTGTAAGTACAGAAGAGATGGCGGCAGTGGCGGACTACATAATAAAACCACCTGGAAGTCCGACATTAGTAGAAGAGTCGGACAAAAGAAAAGCGATAAACACAATAGAAGAAGCATTTAAAGGAGTAGAAGTACAATGAGTAATTTAACAACAGCAGAAGTAAGATTGAGTTATGTAAACGTTTTTAAAGCAGTATCAAGCAACGGATCTGCGCCAAGATTTAGCGTGACATTGCTAATTCCAAAGAGTGATACAAATACAATGGCAAAAATAAACGCTGCAATCGAGGAGACTGCTCAGGATGGGACAGCAAACAAATGGAATGGCGTAAGACCGCAGAAGCTTAACACACCGATACATGACGGTGACGGAGTACGCCCATCAGATGATATGCCTTATGGAGATGAGTGTAAGGGTCACTGGATTATAACAGCAAATGCAAATGAGGACAGACCGCCCGCAGTTGTAGGTTTAGACAGACAGCCTATTATAGACCAGAGTCAAGTGTATTCGGGTATGTACGGCTATGCAAATGTAAATTTCTTCGCTTATAACTCAAACGGCAGAAAAGGTATCGGGTGCGGACTGAATGCGATTATGAAATCAAGAGACGGTGAAGTCCTTGGAGGCGGTAGGCCGAGTGTGGATGCTATGTTTGGAGATATACCGACAAATGCTCCTGCCGGAAAGATAAATCCGCTCACAGGGCAGCCGATGTAAGTATGCGGGGGCGAAAGCCCTCACGATTTAGGAGTGATTACATATGAATCATTTAAGTATAGATATAGAAACAAAAAGCAGTGAAGACATTAAGTCTGTAGGTGCTTATAAATACGCAAGGGCAGAAGATTTTAAGATTCTGCTCTTTGCTTATAAGGTTGATGATACGGATACAAAAATAATAGACTTTACAGCAAATGAAAAAATTCCTGATGAGATTATAAATGCGCTATCAGATAGATCTGTTATCAAGCACGCCTATAATGCTGCATTTGAGTGGTACTGTTTAAACATAGCTGGGATTAAAACACCGATTGACCAGTGGAGATGTACAATGATTCACGCTATGTATTGTGGATATCCTGCAGGACTTGGTGCCACAGGTGAAGCCATAGGGATACCTGAAGACAAACAGAAACTTAAAGAAGGAAAAGCTCTAATCAACTATTTTTGCAAGCCTTGTAAGCCGACAAAAGTAAACGGTGGAAGAACTTGGAACCGACCTGAACATGACCCCGTTAAATGGGCTAATTTTAAACGCTACTGCATTCAAGACGTTGAGGCTGAATATATTATAGGTGAAGCTTTAAAGCTGTATCCTGTGCCACTTAGCGAGGAAATGCAATGGCGGTATGATACTTTGATGAATGCTAGAGGTGCAAGGGTAGACACTACGCTTATAGATGGATCTAACTATGTGGATGAAAGCATAAAGGCTCAGTTAACGGAACAGGCCAAGGGACTGACGGGACTGTCTAATCCGAATAGCACTGTGCAGTTATTATCTTGGCTAAGAAGCAACGGTGTTAGTGCCGAAAATGCAACTAAGGCGACAGTACAAGATCTACTAGATGGTGACTTGCCCAGTAATATAAGGCAAGTACTGGAACTTAGACAACAGTTAGGGAAATCATCTGTGGCAAAGTACAAAAAGATGGTTGAAACAGTATGTGATGATGATCGTATCAGGGGTTTATCGCAGTTTTACGGGGCCAGTGCAACAGGTAGATGGGCAGGAAGACTTGTACAGATTCAAAATCTGCCAAGGAATAGTATGAAGACCTTAGGAGTAGCAAGGAAAGCGGTTATCTGCAAGAATATAGAATTCCTAAAAATGGTTTATTCAAATATCCCAGATGTGTTATCCCAACTGGTCAGAACGGCCTTTATACCTTCAGACGGAAATAAGCTTGTAGTCGCAGATTTCTCTGCCATAGAGGCAAGGGTGGTCGCATGGCTGGCAGATGAAACATGGGTGAATGAGGTGTTCGCCACACATGGAAAAATATACGAAGCTACAGCATCAAACATGTTTCATGTGCCTTTTGAGAAGATAAAAAAGGGGAATCCTGAATATGAACTAAGGCAGAAAGGTAAGGTTGCTACACTTGCACTAGGCTACCAAGGTGGAGTAGGTGCACTGATAGCTATGAATGCCGTCAAGATGGGTATACCGGAAGATGAGCTGCCCGATATAGTCAACAGATGGAGAAGTGCAAATCCGAACATTGTGGGACTTTGGAATGCGGTAGATAAAGCGTTGTTAAATGTTATGAGGACCGCACAACCACAAGTAATACATAAAGGAGTTAGGTTTGAATATGTAGGAGACAACATTTATAACCAAAGATTTTTAACAGTTGAGTTGCCGAGCGGAAGAAAGCTTTACTATGCTGATCCTAGAATAATAGAAGGCGGTAGTAGATTTGGCAACGACGCAGTATTCTATAAATCCTTAAATCAGACAACGAAAAAGTACGAACTTACAGCTACATACGGGGGCAAAATGACAGAGAATATCGTGCAGGCGATAGCGAGAGACTGTTTGGCCGAAACCCTTACAAGGCTTAATAATGAGAAGCTTAATTATATATTTCATGTCCACGATGAGGTTATCATAGATGCTTCTAAAGACTTAACGGTTGAATATGTGTGTGATTTGATGTCGAAGCCTATACCATGGGCAAAAGGATTGGTTCTTAGAGCTGCAGGATTTGAGAGTGAGTACTACATGAAAGATTAGGAGGATACATGCTGAATAATAAATCGGTGCTAATAAGTGTAGCCGGCTCAAGAACTGCAACATATTGGCCAAGAACTAAAATGCTGTGGTCCGAGTTTGTGGAAAGAGTGAAGATACCACAAAAAGGTACTGAGAGCTATGAACAGTACAAACAACTCAAAAAGGCGTTGCAGGATGAGAAAAAAGATGTTGGAGGGTTTGTCGGCGGTACGTTTAAGGGGGACAGAAGAAAGAAAGCAAACGTTGAGGGCAGGGATTTGATAACACTTGACCTTGATAATTTGCCTCCGGGTAGCACAAACAATATTTTGAAAAGAATAAGCTCTTTATGTTGTGCGGCACTTGTCTACAGTACAAGAAAGCACTCTCCACAAAGTCCCAGACTGAGGGTAGTAATTCCCACAAACAGAACCGTTACAGCTGATGAGTATGAGCCTATAGCGCGAAAATTGGCTGAGATAATAGGTATTGACCTATGTGATCCGACTACATTTGACAGCAGTAGACTGATGTATTGGCCAAGTGTATGTTCAGATGGCGAGTACATATACCAAGTGTATGACAATGGCTTTTTGGATGCTGATGCCATACTTTCAGAATACAAAAACTGGAGAAATCAGGCAGAGTGGCCAGTTGTTCCGGGAGCAGAAGAGGCGGTAAAGCATAAAGCAAATAAACAGGCTGACCCAACTACTAAAGACAATATTATTGGCAGATTCTGTCGTGTTTATGATATTGAAGCTGCAATGGATAAGTTTATACCTGGAGTATATGAGGCTTGTACAGGGTTTAGTAACAGATATACATACAAAGCCGGCTCTACTGCAGGTGGAGCCATTATTTATAATGACGGCAAGTTTCTTTACAGTAACCATGCGACAGATCCATGTAGTGGCTTACTTGTAAATTCGTTTGATTTGGTGAGGTTACACAAGTTTAGCGAGCTGGATGGTTCGGTAAAGGACGGAACTCCCGCTAATAAGCTACCATCATTCCTTGCTATGGAAGAGCTTACAAAAGGCGACGAAGCAGTTAAAGCCCTTACAAATGAAGAGCAGAAGGCAAAAATAATAGAGTCTTTTGCCGAGGTTGGTACTGAAGTAAACAACGATGATTTTGCTTGGCTTGAGTTACTTGAGAGAACAAAAGAGACCGATATAATAAAAAACAAGCTTAATAACTTTATATTGATTTTAGAAAATGACATCAATCTAAAGGGGAGAATTGCCCTTGACGAATTCAATAAAGACATAGTTGTATGCGGAAAGCTTCCTTGGAAGAAAAGAGGGAGAATGTGGAACAAAGAAGATGATGCATATATAACAGCTTATATAGAAAAGCACTACGACATAGTAAATGCATCCTTTTTAGAAAAGGCTGTTACGATTACAGCGGATAAGAATGTGGTTAATTCTGTATGGGACTATCTAAAAAATTTGAAGTGGGACGGAGTAAAGAGAATAGACAATCTATTACATGATTATCTGGGAGCGGAGCAAAGCATATACACAGCTGAAGTAATGAAATCGTTTCTTACTGCAGCAGTTGCGAGGGCTAAAGACGGAGGAATTAAATATGATTATATGCCTATATTTGTTGGGGCTCAGGGCATAGGAAAAAGTACGTTTTTAAGTAATCTTGGTAAGCAGTGGTTTTCTGACAGTTTATCAAGCTTTGAGGGCAAAGAAGGTGCGGAGCAACTAAAGGACAGCTGGATATTAGAGGTTGGAGAGCTAGCGGCAATGTCTAAGTTTGAGACCTCCGCAATAAAACAGTTTCTAAGTAAAAAAGAAGACATATACAGACCTGCTTACGGCAGAAGAGTTGAAGTATTTCCAAGAAGATGCGTTTTTGCAGGAACAAGCAATGAGAGCGAATTTTTAAGAGATACTACAGGTAACAGACGATTTCTTGCGGTAGATGTGGGGGCTGTTAAAGCTACAAAGTCGGTTTGGGATGATATGCCAAAGGAAGTGGATCAGATATGGGCGGAGGCAGTTGTATACTACAAATTTGGCGTAAGTTTGAGACTTAGTAAGGAGGCAGAGGATGTAGCTAGAGAGCAACAAGAAGCACATAGAGAAGTTTCACCTTATGAGGGAGCTGTGCAAGTATACCTTGATAAACCTGTACCCGATAATTGGTACGACTTAAGCTTGGCAGAAAAAAGGCAATACCTGAATGGAAACTTAAAGGCTGAGCATGTTAGCCCTAGAACAAAAGTTTGCATAAACGAGATTTGGGAAGTGGTTTTTGATGGAAATCTAAAGTTTCTAAAGAAACAGGATAGAAATCAAATAGTATCTGCAATACTAAAAGTTAAAGGCTGGAAGCGAGGAACAACCGGAAGATTTGGCAGTTATGGGATTCAAAAAGCATATCAAAAAGCCCCTCAAAAAGTGCAAACCATCTTTGATTAAAACACTCATTTTGTAAACTGTACATACAACAGTGTAAATTATCAGATAATTAAACGGTTTATGATATGATTTACACATATGGTTTACGCATAAAGTGGCTTAAAATAAAGAGTTTCTATTATATGTAGACTATGTAAACTATAAATTTATATATAAGTTTAAATATATACTATATAGGGATATTAGGGGGAAATATATATACCTAATATTACCTAATAGCCCTATATACGTATATAATATATAAATTTTCGTTTTTCGTTTACGGGATTTACACCTGATTTGAAAGGACAGAATGTTAGAAAAAGAAGTTGAAAAATATTTAGTAAGAGAAATTAAAAAGCTTGGGGGCGTAAGCTTTAAATTTATAAGCCCCGGCAACGCAGGGGTGCCCGACAGAATCGTAATACTTTCAACCGGAAAGGTGGTATTTGTGGAGCTAAAAACAGATAAGGGTAAATTAACTAAATTGCAAGAATCGCAGATAAGAAAAATATCGGGACTGGGGGCAGAAGTTAAAGTGTTGTACGGCATAGAAGGGGTGAAAAAGTTTATAAATGAAATTCAGTCCACATAAGTATCAACAGCACTGTATAGATAAGATTATCGAAATAAAAAAGCTTGGGCTATTCCTTGATATGGGACTTGGAAAGACTGTTATCACATTATCAGCTATAAAAGAACTTAAGTATTACAGGTTTTTAGTTCGCAAAGTTCTAATAATAGCGCCTAAGAAGGTAGCAGAAGCAACCTGGATTACGGAAGCAGATAAGTGGGAACATACAAAGGATCTAAAGATATCAAGTGTTCTAGGAAGTGAGAAAAAAAGAATATCAGCACTCTATAAAAAAGCGGATATTTATATCATCAATCGTGAGAATGTAACTTGGTTGGTGGATTTCTACCGAAACAACTGGGACTTCGACATGGTGGTCATAGACGAATCCAGTAGTTTTAAAAGCCACTCGGCAAAGAGATTCAAATCTTTAGCGAGTGTATCACACAAGATAGACCGACTGGTTGAACTTACCGGTACACCATCACCCAACGGATTAAATGACCTATGGTCTCAGATATATTTACTGGATGGAGGTGAAAGACTTGAGAAAAACTATTTTAAGTTTCGTGAGAGGTATTTTATACCTGACACGAAAGGAAGAGACGGAAAGGTATTTTCCTACTCAGCTAAAGACGGATCGCATAATGCTATCTTAAGCAAGATATCAGATATATGTGTAAGTATGAAGTCTGAGGATTACTTAAGCCTACCCGATATCATCTATGATGAGATACCTGTACAGCTAGACGCTAAGGCTAAAAAAGCTTATGAAGAGCTTGAGGCCCAAATGGTAATGCAACTTCCTGACGAAGAAGAACTTAGCGTGACAAGTGCCGCAGCGTTAAGTAATAAGTTGTTGCAACTTGCAAATGGCGCTGTATATGACGAAAACAGAGAAGTACATAAGGTCCATGATTGCAAACTGGAAGCATTTATGGAGTTGGTCGAAAGCTTGCAAGGAAAACCACTTTTAGTTTTTTACAACTTTCAGCATGATAAAGACAGATTACTTAAGGTCTTGGCAAAGGTCAATGCAAGAGAACTTAGGACAAATCAGGATGTACAAGACTGGAACGCGGGAAAGATAGAAGTACTGCTTACGCACCCTGCATCCAGTGCCTATGGTCTTAACTTGCAACAGGGTGGAAATCACGTGGCATGGTTCGGCCTTACATGGAATTATGAGCTTTATGTACAGGCAAATAAGCGATTGCACAGGCAGGGACAAACAGAAAAGGTAATCATACATCACTTAATCACAAAAGATACAAGAGATGAAGACGTTATGGAGGCACTTAACAAAAAAGAGGGAGTACAAAATTTCGTTATGGATTCCTTAAAGGCCAGAATACAAGAAGTAAAGGAGAGATTGAGAAAATGTTGGATTTTGGAAAAATACAGGCGGATGCGGTAAAAAACATTTATAAGTCAAAAATCACGGGTAAAGCGGGAGATTATAGGATCTACGGGGTATCAGTTATAGCAGGAAATGAGTATGTGTCGCTTATGTATAAAGACATATCAATATACTTGATACCGGAGAGACATTACCTACTAACCCTTGGACTTGCAGGAGCAGGTTGCGTTATAGAGAATATTTTCAAAAATGCGGAGACTGCAGACCAGTTGACAGATACAAAGGTGATAAAGATTCTGTCGGACGGAAGACAGCTGAAAGAATTTAAGACAAAAGATGATAAATCAATTTTTGTAGACGAGAAACTTATAAAACCGTTCGGGCAAAACCTAAGGTATTATGCCGGTGAAAACAGCGACATCGTTTACATAAAAGAAGTTGATGAGTGGATAGGCTTAGCGTTTGTTACACGAGTAAAGGAGGACTAATGGCGATACAAAAAGATATAGTGATAAATCGTAAGGAATATCAGAACATAAGAAAGATGGACCATAACCAGATGAATGCGTATCTACAAGAGATATACAAGAACGGATACACAGATGGAGTAAAGTCCGTACCGGGCATAGATATAGCAGAAGTAAGAAAAACTCTTTTAAGTGTAAAAGGCTTAGGAGAGAAGAGGGTAGAAGCTATATTGGCAGCACTAGAAAAGGAGTTCGAAAATGAAATTTAATATTTATGACCATAAAGACAATACTGTAGAAATAGATACAAAGGGTAAAGATGTGGCAAGTATATCTGTTGAGGTTATATCCGGAGATGAGCGTATAGAGATACTATATAAGAGTGGATGCTTTACGGTGGTGGATAGTTCAAGTGATAGATTTATACATTACCATGACAGTAGTTATAAGTTATTTGGCGATAAGTTGGCAGAGTGGATGAGGTATACTCCGACAGGGGAAGGGGAAGGAGTAGCTTACGAAAGACTGTGGAAGTTTGGAGCGGATGGTGAGTAAATGAAGATAAAAACAATGTACACGTGTGAGCTGTGTGGAACAAGTTATAGCGATAAGAGTAGGGCGGAGCAATGTGAAAAAACGCATAAAACGGGGCTAAAAATCGTTGTAGCTGGATACTTACCGCACGAGCATAACGCAAAAGGTTTCCCTAATTGGATACTGGTGAGAGCAAAAGACGGGGAAGAGGCAAAATATAGGAGGTGAGTAGGTGACAGCAAAAGAGTATCTACGACAATTAAAGACCCTAGATAATGTTATAAACGCAAAGCTTTTAGAAAAAGAGCGCATAAGAGCATTAGCTACAAAGGTTACAAGTAACCTAAGTGAGAGGGTGCAAGGTGGAGGATCCGGAGGATTTGAGAACACTTTGATAAAAATAAATGAATTGGAAAGGTCTATTGATGATGATGTTGATAAGCTTGTGGATCTAAAAGACGAAGCAGGGGCAATGATAGACAAGATAAGCAACAACAATCACAGAGCAATTCTGCACATGTATTATGTATCCAATTCCACGTTTGAACAGATAGCTGGGTATATGAATTATTCAGTAGCTGGGATATTTAAAATACACGGATACGCACTGAGGGATTTTAGTGAAATATATAAAATAGCTAAAGAGTGAAAAAAGTGAAAACGGAAGTATGATATACTGTATATGTGAAAAGTTTAAAGCAAGTATACTTTTTCATAAGATCCTCCTTTTGGGTGTGAGAGCGGTTTGGACATTTTACCGCTCTCAGATTTTAAGGGAAATCATGTAACAAAACTCCATATTATTTTTTCGTTTGAGACAGTCAAGATTGGCTGTCTTTTTTGTTTACAAAGAGAGGATAACCATGGAAAAGATAAAAGGAGATATTTATGGGCGGAAGAGGTTCAGCAAGTGCAGGCGGCGGTGCTGGAGGCGGAGCAAGTGCGGGGGGGGGCTCTATAAAGAGCCTAGAGGCACGAAAGAAAGCTTTGGGCGATAAGATGGCCAAGCTTGTAAGGCAGACAGATAAAGACGGACAAATGACGAGCAAAGCAAGAAAAGAATATTACGCTACAAAATCAAAGAGAGATGATGTTGTTCAAAAGCTAAGCAAGGCATATAAAGCAGATGCGGAAGCAAGGTCTAAACAAGCTAAAAGCGAGCCTGCAGAAAAGAAAACATTTGTGAACGGATATGGGGAAGCTACAGACAGGGAAATCACGTCAACAACTTATGAGAGGGCTCAAAAGAGGTTGACGAAATCAGTTGAAAGATGGTTTACAGGGTACGCTAAAAGAAGTGGTAGGGGATAGATATGCAGGAAAGAAAAACAATGGAAAATCTGCATAAGTTCTACCCTGATGTAGTCGGCAAGTACGACATCCCGGCTATTGAGCCTTGTGGGTATGATAGCGTAAAGAACTGGATATCTTTCAACTATGCTAAAAGCTACAAAGGTGAATTTGAAAGTACGGGACTGCATTTCTTTCTGGATGATTATCAATTTTTTAGAGTATGGAGAGAACCTGACAAGTACATAAATATCTTAAAGAAATTTAAGTATGTACTGAGTCCTGATTTTTCACTGTATACGGATTATCCTAAAATCATGCAAATGTATAACCACTATCGCAAACACTGGTTAGCTGTATACTGGCAGAGTTTGGGTATAAATGTGATTCCAACTATAGCTTGGAGCGACTACGACAGCTATGAATGGTGCTTTGATGGGGAGCCTATCGGCGGTACTGTGGCAATATCAAGCGTCGGATGTATGAAGAACAAGAAAGCTACACAGTTATTTTTTGACGGATACAATGAAATGCAGAAATGTTTAAAGCCTAAAAAGATAATATTTTACGGAAATGTACCTGACTGGATAGACAAGGATAACGACAGTGTCGTGTTTATTGGTTCGTATCAAGATAAATTTAGAGTATGAAGGTGAAAGCCTTCTTTTTTGTTGCCGAATATAGACAGATGGGAAGGTGAGGTGAGTGGCAAATGGGCAGGATAACTTAATACCGTTTAGTGAGCGAAGCGAGGACGAAGCAAGAGAAAGTGGCAGAAAAGGCGGGAAGGCTTCGGGAGTCGCCCGTAGAAGAAAAGCGGACTTGCGAAAGATAGCCGAAGGGATGATTACAGGCGATATATCTGAAATGATGATTAAATCCCTTATAGACATTGCAGCAGATCCGGGCAATAAGAATGCTGTATCAGCATTCAAAGAAATACGAGATTTACTTGGGCAGAATAAAACGACACTGGACAAACAGGAGCAAAAGGCACGCATTGCGGCATTGAAAGCAAAGACTGTGACAAGTAGTCCTGAAGAAATTGACAGCTCATACGTTGATGCCTTGAAGGGATTAGCAGATAAGGTGTGGGATGATGAGAACAGTTAAAAGAAACAAGCCTTTTAAGTTTATCCCACCGTCTAAAAAGCAGTTAAAAGTTCAGACATGGTGGATTGTTGATAAAATCAAAGAGCATGATGGAATTATAGCTGATGGAGCAATTAGATCCGGAAAGACAATGAGTATGTCAATGGCCTATATTGCCTGGTCAATGGAATGTTTTGACGGTGAAAATTTTATCATAGCGGGCAAGACAGTAGGTTCTTGCAGAAGAAATGTTATTGGTCCACTTAAAAAGATGCTTGCAACTTTGGGATATTTTGTACAGGACCACCGTTCGGAGAATTATTTAACTATCAGCAAAAATGGTAGAGAGAATGAATACTTTGTATTTGGTGGTAAGGATGAAGCATCGCAAGACTTAGTGCAAGGTATAACTGCTGCAGGAGCATTCTTTGACGAAGTTGCACTGATGCCTGAATCATTTGTCAATCAGGCGACAGGTCGTTGTTCTGTGGATGGCTCAAAGTTTTGGTTTAACTGCAACCCTGGTTCACCTTATCATTGGTTTAAGGTTAAGTGGCTTGATAAGATTGTGGAAAAGAACTTATTGCACCTTCACTTTACGATGGATGATAATCCGTCTTTGTCAGAGCGTATCAAAGCCAGATACAAGAACATGTATTTCGGAGTTTTCTTTAAGAGATACATCTTAGGACTTTGGGTGATGGCTGAAGGTCTTATCTATGATATGTTCGACCGCGAGAAACATACAGTGGAGCTTGAAGATGTTCCGACGATACAGCCAAACAGCTATTATGTTTCCTGTGACTACGGTACTCAAAATGCTACAGTTTTCCTGCTGTGGGGAAAAGGTTTTGATGGCATTTGGTATTGTATTAAAGAGTATTATTATTCAGGAAGAGACAGCGACATACAAAAGACTGATACAGAATATGCAGACGATTTAGGAGAATGGCTTAACGGCATCAAACTACAAAGAGTTGTTGTGGATCCGTCTGCTGCATCTTTTATTGCAGAGTTAAAGAAGAGAGGATACAGAGTGAAAAAGGCTGTTAATAATGTGCTTGATGGGATAAGGTTTTTTGCTTCACTACTACAGAAACCAAATGTAAAGATTAGTACAGAATGCGAAATGACTTTAAAGGAATTTGCGTCCTATGTTTGGGATGAGAAGGCGGCAGATAGGGGCGAAGACAAACCTGTAAAGGTATTTGACCATGCAATGGATGCAGTAAGATACTTTGGTTATACGATTATTAGAAAGCCTTCAGGCTTATCTATCATGAAGTGAGGAAGTTGATTGTGGAATTAGAAATTGTAAAAAAACTAATACTTTCATATGCAGGTGTTCATGCGAAGTATCAAGCTGAGGCTTTAAGAGCAGAAAGATACTATAAAAATGAAACTGATATTTTGTCTGAACCAAAGAAGAAGCAGGAAAAAGCTGAAAAAGACAGAAATGGAGAACTTGTTACAAGAGATATAGAGCAACCTATGAGGAATGCGGATAATCGTATTCCTTTTAATTTTCACGGATTACTTGTAAATCAAAAGGCATCCTATCTATTTACTGAACCGCCTGTTTTTGATATAGGAGCGGAGAGCTCTAATAAAGCTTTGAGTGCCTTCTTAAGCGATAAGTACCCTAAAGTATGCAAGGATTTATGTATTGAGGCCTCTAATAAAAAAACAGGATGGATTCATGTGTGGAAGTCTGCAGATGATGGAAATTACAGGTATGCTGTAGTGCCTTCAGAGCAAATACAGCCGATTTGGTCCAAGTCATTAGACAGAAAACTACTAGGAGTATTAAGGGTTTATCATGAAATAGATGATGATGGAAATGAGTTTGATGTTTACGAGTTGTGGAATGATAAAGAATGTGCCGCATACAGAGTTATTGCAGGTGGAACGGTAAAGGACAACTTAGAGACATATCCTAAGTTCTTTGCGGAAATCAACGGAATGAGTGAAGCATCAAATGAATACACACACGATTTAGGAGAGGTACCGTTCTTTGCATTTGATAACAACAATGTGCATACGGATGACTTAAAGAATATAAAACCATTGATTGATGTGTACTGCAAAATATTCAGTGGATTTGTAAATGACCTTGAGGATATTCAGGAAGTAATATTCGTACTGACAAATTACGGCGGTACAGATTTGAATGAATTCCTGTCAGACTTAAAGTATTACAAGACTATAAAAGTCGATAATGAGCAAGGCGACGGTTCGGGCGTATCAACATTAACTATTGATTTGCCCGTAGATGCAAGAGAAAAGCTTTTAACTACAACACGCAAGTGTATATTTGAGCAGGGGTTGGGTATTGATCCGGATCCTCAAAACTTTGGCAACAGTTCAGGTGTGGCCTTGCAGTTTCTGTATGCGTTACTGGAATTAAAGTCGGGTCTACTTGAAACAGAATTCAGGCCTTCGTTTGGGCGATTTATAAGGTGTATATGTAGAGTGTTAAACATTCCGATAAAAGATGATGTTGTGTTGCAAACGTGGACAAGAACGAAGGTCCAGAACGACCAGGAGACTGCACAGATTGCTCAACAGTCTACAGGTATTATAAGTACTGAAACCATCGTTAGAAATCATCCTTGGGTTAAGAATGCACAAGATGAACTTGACAAGCTTGCGGAAGAAAAAGAAGCGACCGAAATAAATTACAATCCCTTTGACGAAGACAAGGAGCCAATAGAAGCTACGGAGAGGAAGGATGAAGACAGCTGATTACTGGAAGGACAGGTTTGAACAAATAGAAAAGATTTGTCATGACAAAGGAGCTGTATCATATAGAAAGATTGAAGAGCAGTATAGAAAAGCACAAAAAGAGATTGAAAGTCAGATTTCAGTCTGGTACCAAAGATTTGCTGTGAATAACGGCATTACAATGCAGGAAGCAAGAAGGCTGTTAACATCTGGGGAATTGGCGGAACTTAAGTGGGATGTGAATGAGTACATCAAGTATGGCCGGCAAAACGCTATTGACGGGAAGTGGATGAAACAGCTTGAGAATGCCTCCGCAAAGGCCCACATAAGTCGTTTAGAGGCCTTAAAACTCCAAGTGCAACAACAGGTTGAAGTTGCCTTTGGGAATCAATTAGACAGCATAGACAGTACTATGAGGGCGGTTTATAGTATGGGTTATATGCATACTGCTTTTGAAATTCAAAAAGGGGTAGGAGTCGGGCATAATTTTGCAGCACTCAACCAAAGACTTATTGATGAAGTACTAAAAAGGCCTTGGGCACCTGATGGCAAAAATTTTTCGGACCGTGTTTGGAGTAATAAACAAAAGTTAATTAATGAATTAAACACAACACTTACGCAAGGTATAATCCTTGGTAAAGACCCTGGCAAGATAATAAATGCCATGTCAAAGAAACTTGATGTTTCCAAGACAGCAGCAGGAAGGCTTGTGATGACTGAATCTGCTGCATTCACAAGCAGGGCACAGGAAGATTGCTTTAAAGAATTAGATGTAGAAGAATATGAGATTGTAGCAACCCTGGACTCTCATACTTCAGAAATTTGCCAAGATATGGACGGTAAAGTATTTAAGATGCCTGAAAGGCAAATCGGTGTAAATGCTCCACCATTTCACGTGAATTGCCGAACTACTACAGCACCGTATTTTGATGACTGGGAAGAACTAGGCATTGACAGAGAGCGAGTTGCAAGGAATGATAAGGGCGATAAATACTTTGTTGATGGTAATACGACTTATAAGGAGTGGGAGAAACAATATGCGAATAAGGATGCTGACGGCGACGGTAAGGCATTGAATATTGATACGCAAAGTGGTAAAATAAACGACAAAGTGATGAATGGATTATCTAGTATTTCTCAGATTAAATCAGACAATGATATTAAACAGTTCGCTGAGAAATTGATAGATAATCTAGGAATAGATAGAAGTAATATTCCTGTCAACATAAAGGCCATACAAGATAATGGATACTGCCGATTGGGGAGCAGGACTACAAGAAACAAGTTATATTTTGACGAGTATGTGCTAAATTCAAATGATGCACGTTCTATGAACTATAGAATTAAAACGGCTTTCCATGAATCCTTCCATTTATCTGCTAACGGACTTGAATGGGATGGGTTAGATTCATCTGGTAGCATAGCGAAAGAATGGAGAAGCTTAGAGGAAACATTTACAGAATCATCTGCCCATTACTTAATAAATAAGTATGGATTTTCCGATAAGTTATCCCCGTCTTATGCACAAGAGCTTGTTGAGAATTTACCAAGATTAAAAAAACTCACAAAGTACTCATCCTGTAGTACGATTCAAGACTTTGGAGAGATTGCGTTTAAGGATAGACAGAATGGAGTTGGGGCAAAGTGGTTGCAGCTTCATTCGGATATGAGTAATGTTATATTGCCGACAGACTATTATTCCCAATACAACTCATATATAGCCAATAACGAAGATGATCTGTTTGATATGTTTTTTGAAAATTTAGTAGGTTACAGCCAATATAGATCACAGATGAAAGCTGAATTAAAGTCTGCGATGGGGAAAGATTTTTGGCTGCTTTCGGGTAACGAAAAATTAGTATACAGTAATATTTTGGCATGCGCCATGCAAAAAGTGGGGGTACTATAATGATATATATTCCTAATGATTGGATAAATGATAGAAAAAATGAAGAGGAAATAAGAACGCTTATCTCCGAGAGCCTGGGATGCATTAAGTTGAAAGAGAGCTCTCAAAAGGTAGAAGATAGGCTAAGAGAACTTGGAGAGATAAAGATACTTGAAGAGTTTAAGAAAGGAACATTTGCGGTATAAGCGATCCTTAATAGAAATAATTTTAAAGCACCTTAACTAGGGTGCTTTTTTATTGCCCTAAGCATGGCATAAAACCGCTTGTACGACTACACTGGCCGAGTGAATAAATTGGCAATCCTAAGAACCGGAACAGACCGGAATAAAAAAGATTGAGGAGAAGAAACATGTTGGAATGGTTACAAACAATTCTTGAAGGTGCAAAGGTTGAAGATGGAAAGCTTGATGTAACGGCGGTCATGAACGCAGTGAAGTCGGAGTTTCCTAAAAATGCCGTACCTAAAACAGAATTCAATGACAAGGTAAAGGAACTTAAAGCAGCTGAAGGTACAATCGCTGAGCTGAAAAAGAATGCCGGGGATAATACAGAGCTTACAGAAAAGATTAAGAACTATGAAGAGCAAATAAGGACTATGCAGACGGAAGCAGCCAATACTGCTAAGAGCTATGTGCTGAAAGCAAAACTTACAGAAGCAGGTGCTTTGGACTCTGATTACTTAATCTATAAGCAGGGCGGACTTGATAAGTTTAACTTTGATAAAGACGGTAATCCTATCGGCATTGATGATGTACTTAAGCCTTTAAGAGAATCCTTACCGCATCTTTTCAAAACAGAGAACAAGCCGAATGGGTATAATCCTGCCGGTGGTAGTGGTTCAGGCGGTATAGTCAATCCTTGGAAAAAGGAAAGCTTTAACATGACTGAGCAAGGAAAGATTTTGAAGAACGATCCTGTGCAGGCTAAACAGTTGGCATCTGCAGCAGGAATAACATTAAACATTTAAGAGAGGAATTAAATTATTATGGCAAACGGAACAACTTTATCGGATGTTATTGTACCTATACTATTTAACCCTTATGTAGTTAATAGAACCATGGAATTATCTGCGTTATTCCAGTCAGGTATTATAACAAACAATGCAGAATTTGATGCTCTTGCATCAGAGGCGGCACCTATTCACAATATGCCGTTCTTTGAGGATTTAACAGGTGCTTCAGAAGACGTGATTGAGGGTAATGATCTTACAGCAAAGAAGATTAAATCAAACAAGGATGTGTCTACGACTATCAGGAAAGCCAATATGTGGTCAGCAACAGATTTATCTGCTGCATTGTCCGGAGTAGATCCTATGGCAGCTATAGGAGACCTTGTAGCAGGATATTGGGCAAGAGAGAATCAGAGAATACTGATTAAGATTTTATCAGGTGTATTTGGTTCTTGGGCAAATGGAGGCACCACAGAAGTTCCATTAAAGGATCATATTCTTGACATTACCACCGCATCAAGTGCAGCTGCAAAGAATATTTCTGCATCAGCTTTTATTGATGCTTGTCAGCTCTTAGGAGATGCACAGGGACAGCTTACTGCAGTAGCTATGCACAGTGCAACAAAGGCATTTTTAAAGAAGCAGAACCTCATACAGACTGAAAGAGACAGTACTGACGTAGAGTTTGATGTATATCAGGGAAGAAGAGTAATTGTAGATGATGGATGTCCTATTGATAGCGGTACATATACAACATACTTGTTCGGACAGGGAGCGATAGCATATGGAAACGGTTCTCCTGTGGGCTTTGTTCCTACTGAGGTTGACAGAGATAGGAAGAAGGGATCAGGAGTTGATTACTTGATCAATAGAAAGACATTTATTATGCATCCAAGAGGCATTGCATGGCAGAACCTTGCAAGAGCAAATCAGGAGACACCTACAGAAGCAGAGCTTGCAAATGCAAAGAACTGGAAGATGGTATACGAGCCAAAGCAGATCAGAATTGTAGCATTCAAGCACAAGATAGGATCGTCAAAAAAGGAGGGCCGTATGGTATTAGAAGATCTGATTCGTTTGATAGGCTTACGGTTACAAATGTTTGGGTATACCGTCACAGAAGGAGATAACTCTACAATAGAGTATCAAGCCGAAAAGGCTGCGCAATATGTTTGCAATTATTGCAACTTTAAAAAGTGCCCGGATGATATTCCGGGTGCTTTGAAATTCGTGACAGTTGACTATGCTATCGGTGAATTTTTAGAACATAAGAAGACATTTGCCCCGGATACTCTTGCTACGCTTAACCTTGATATGGCTGTGAAACAGATACAAGAGGGTGATACAAATATAGCTTTTGCAGTAGGCGAGGGGAGTAAGACAGATGAGCAGAGACTTGAAGCATTTATTAGCTATCTTATTTCGTATGGGAAGGTGGAACTTATGAGACATAGGAAAATTAAATGGTAGATGCGTGGAAACAAGCAAGGAAAGCTGTAGAAAGCAGATACAGAGGACTCTGTGACATACTGGAGAAGAGAAAAGTAAAGGACGAGGTTACTAAGGCTACTGTATTGAAAGATATAGCAGTCTTAAGTAATCAGCCTTGCAGATTGTCATATGGTAGTTCCGGCACAGCAAATCAGACTGATACTGTATCGAACATAGAGCAGACTATTAAGTTGTTTATTGCTCCTGAAATTAAGATTGCTCCTGGATCTAAGCTGAGAATCACTCAAAACGGTATAACCACCGACTATATATCAAGTGGAGTGCCTGCTGTATATGGGACACATCAGGAGGTGTCCTTGGAGCTTGAAAAGGAGAATGCTTAATGGCAAGTTGGGGCAGAGCGGACTTTGAAGCTTTCAGGGATATGCAGCAGAAGTTACAGAGGCTACAGAACATTGATATGGAGGCCTTTTGCACTGAATGTAGCAAAGAGATAGCAGCAAGGCTTTTAGCTTTAGTGATTCCAAGAACTCCGGTAGGGCAGTATCCTGCAAGAAGCGGAAAAACAGGCGGTACACTTAGGAGAGGCTGGACAGCTGCTGCGGACATATCAGTAACTAAACAGGGTGATAACTACATTGTCATAATCTCAAATCCTGTGGAGTACGCTCCGTATGTTGAGTTTGGGCACAGAACCAGAAATGGTGGCTATGTAGAACCACAATATATGCTTACGATATCCGAGGAAAAGCTTAAGAATGTAATTCCTGCATTGCTGGAAAGAAAGATAAAAAGAAAACTGCAGGAGGTGATGAATGGCGGAGATTAGTGTACCAATGATTTTAGATGCTATTACGGTAGCATTAGACAGGATATCACCAAACGCAAATATCTATATTGATAAGGTCGAACAAGGCCTTGAGGATGGCGATATCTTAGTCAGGTTGATAAATATCGAATACTTGAGAAGAGGCACAGGAGACTTTCAAAGAGTTGTTCCAGTATTCGATATTATCTATTTCCCTAAGGCAGGGAATAAGGATTGTATGGCTATGGGAGATACTTTATCAGATAAGATGGCCGCTATAGAGTTGTCAACAAAGGATATTGTGAGGGCGATTACAAAGTCATTTGAGATTATTGACGGAGTACTGCATTTTAAAGTGTCATATCCATACGATACGATTAAATATCAAGCTGAAGAGGACATGGCGAAAGTAGTTTTAAACAGAGGTAGTTAATATTGAAAAAGACAGAAGATAGCAATGTTAAACATACAAAAGAATCCATTATGTCGTCTTCAAAGTATGCTGATTACAAGGATGTGATAAACATCTTACTTGATAAGGATACGGAGTATTCAATAGATGAGGTGGATAAAATGATAGATGAATTTTTGAAAGGTGAGGTGGAATAATGGCGCTAGGTGGCGGAATTTGGACAAGTCAGGACAAGATTTTACCTGGAACATATGTAACATTCTCAAACGCAAAGAGAGCAAACGCATCTTTATCAAGTAGAGGTGTAGTCGCATTGCCTATAGTCCTTGACTGGGGCGAAAAAGGCAAAGTGTTTGAGGTTACAAGAGAAGATTTTATGACAAGGGCAAAAGAGATCTTTGGGCATAGGGCAGATGATAAGGTTATGATAAACCTAAGAGAAGTGTTTGCGCATGCAAAGAAGGCTCTTGTTTACAGATTAGTTGCAGCAGATGCAGTATCGGCAAGTAATACTCTTGCAACAGCTAAGTATCCCGGAACAAGGGGCAATGATATAAAGATTGTAGTTGCTGCTAATGTGGATAAGCCGAGTGCATTTGATGTAAGTACATACCTTGAGGGAGTACTTGTGGACACTCAGACAGTAGATAATATGGCGGGCTTAAAGGACAACCCATACATTACTTTTAAGCGTTCAGGATCGCTTTCAGCGAGTGCAGGAATACCACTAACAGGTGGTACAAATGGTGGAGCAATCACAGGGGAGGTATATACAAAGGCTTTGGAAAGCTTTGAGTCATATTCATTCAATATATTGTGCTGTCCAACAAATGATACAACTATAACCAAGCTCTTTGCTACTTATACAAAGAGGATGAGAGATGATGTCGGTGCTAAGTTCCAGACGGTTACATACAAGTCTGATGATAACTTTGAAGGCATTATATCGTTGATAAATGATGCTGTAGCAACTGACAAGCATTCGCTTGTGTATTGGGTAGCTGGAGCGGAGGCAGAATGTGGGGTAAATGAAACACTCACAAATGCCGATTATGACGGAGAGTATGAGGTTGTAACAGACCTTAAGCAGTCACAGCTTGAGACAGCTATTAAGCAGGGCAAGTTTGCTTTTCACAATGTTAATGGAAAGGTTAAAGTTCTTGAGGACATTAACACTTTTACAGCATTTAGGAATGATAAGGATGTTGCCTTTGCATCAAATCAGACTATAAGAGTAATTGATCAGATAGCAAATGATATTGCAGTCTTGTTCAACACAAGATATTTAGGTCGTGTTCCGAATGACAATGCAGGGCGTATAAGCTTGTGGAATGATGTGTGCAAGGTACATCAGGAACTTGAGAAGCTGAGAGCCATAGAGAATTTTGATGTTAATTCGGTTGAGATAGTGCAGGGTAACGATAAGAAGTCAGTGCTTTGTACAATAAAGGATATAAACATCATAAATGCTATGACAAAGCTTTATATGAATGTGATTATTGCGTAGAAAGGAGATACATAAATGGACAATGCGGTTATGAATGCTTTAGATGCAATGGACGGATCATTAGCCAGTGCGTATATAATTCTTGAGGATGGCAGAAGGTATAACTTTATGCAGTTATATTCCTTTGAAGCGAGTGCGAAAATAAATTCCAAAGAAGTTCCCATTCTTGGTAAAACAGGAAAAGGCAACAAGCCTTTAGGCTGGACAGGTGAGTGGAAGGGTACAGCACATTATAATCAGTCAGTGCTTAGACAGATGTGGCTTGATTACAAGAACACCGGCAAGCTTCCAACATTTGACATTCAGGTGACAAATGAAGATCCAAGTTCATCTGTTGGTAGGCAGACAGTAATACTTAAAGAGTGCTTAAGTAAGGGTGGTATTCTTACAAAGTTTAACGCTGACTCTGAGACACTTGATGAGGATATTGAAGGAACATTTGACGACTGGGAAATGCCTGAGAGCTTCTCATTGCTTAAGGGCATGCAATAAAAGGAGTAAATTATGGGTAGAGATTTAAGTGCCTTTTTAGCACAAAATGTAAAAAGAGTTGAGAATGTATTGTTTCCCGCAACAAACAGAATTGTTGACGAAAAAGGGAATCCGATACCTTGGGAGATTAGCTGTATTACAGCTACTGAGAATGCGAAGATAAGAAAAAGTTGTATGACTACCGTTCCCGTACCCGGCAAGAGAGGGCAGTACACTCAGGAATTCAATCCACAGCTCTACTTGGCTAAGGTGTGTGTAAGAACTACAGTCTTCCCAAATCTGCAGGACACAGAGCTTCAGGACAGCTACGGAGTTATGAGTGCTGAGGAGCTTATAACCACAATGCTTACTCCTGGGGAGTTTGAGGACTACTCAACAAAGGTAATGCAGGTAAACGGATTTGACAGCGACACTGATCTGGTAGAAGAAGCAAAAAACTAATTAACGGCGGTGATCCAGAAGCTAATTACGCTTACTATTGTCTCCACAAATTCCACTGGGAACCCAGTAAGTTTGTGGAGATGACAGAAGAAGAAAAAGCTTTCATAGTTGCCGCCATTGATATTAAGGCTAAGAATGATAAAAAGAACGCTGACGAATTAAAGAGCAAACAAAGAAGATAGGAGGCTGATTAATGGCTACAATACAATCACAGTTGGTGCTGACTGACGGAATGTCAAGTGCATTAAGGCGAATTAACTCAGCCTTAATTACTTGCATTGATAGCTTTGAGCAAATGCAGTCGTCATCATCAAATCAAATAGATACCACAGTCCTACGAGATACTAGAGCAAGCTTAGATCTCCTTAACAGAGAGCTTGATAACACGGTTGAAAGACAGGAGCAAGTAAGAGAAGCTTCTGAGCAGACTGGGAGTTCCATGGATATGCTAAAAGATAGCTTTTTGAAATTAGCAGCTGCAGCAGGGCTGGCATTCTCTGCTAAAGAGCTCATGGATCTTGGCGATACCTATAATCAGACACAAGCAAGACTTAACTTGATTACTGGAGATTTGCAAAAGACTAAGGACTTGCAGGATGCAATTATGGAGTCTGCGAACAGGTCAAGGGCGGCATATCAAGATACAGCTGATGCAGTATCTAAAATGGGACTTATGGCAAAAGATGCTTTCAGTACTATAGACGCAAATGGGCATAAAACACTTAATACATCGGAGTTAGTAGCATTCTCAGAGCTTTTAAATAAGCAATTCGTTATTGCAGGAACATCTGCACAAGGAATGAGTGCAGCAATGACACAGCTTACCCAGGCTATGGCTTCAGGAGTGCTAAGAGGCGATGAGCTTAACTCAATCTTTGAACAGGCTCCTACCGTTATCGAGACGATAGCGGACCACTTGGGCGTGGAAATAGGCCAGATTAGACAATTAGCCCAAGAAGGAAAGATAACGGCTGACGTAGTAAAGAGTGCAATGTTGTCATCTGCGGATAAGATAAATGAGCGGTTTAATTCAATGCCTTACACATACTCACAGGTAGCCACTATGATATCAAATATATTGTATGAAACTTTTCAACCTGCAATACAGATGATAGGCCAAGGGGCTCAATTTATAGTTGATAACTGGGATGACATAGAACCGATCTTAGTTGGGATTGCAGGGGGCGTAGCAATAGCAACCGTTGCTTGGGGCGCTTGGACAGCAGCTATGTGGTTAGCTGATGCGGCAAATAGAGCTACAATTGCAGGTATGCTGGCTAACCCGTTTCTATGGATTGCAGTTGCAATAGGAGCAGTTGTTGCGGTTGCCTACAGGTTCATTCAGTCAGTAGGTGGGATGAAGAATGCCTGGACTCTTGCTCAGATGGCGATAGGTGTGGGGGTTCAAGTGCTTAAGGTAGGATTCTTCACAGGTGTATACGCTATTATGGATCTGTGCGGAAAGCTATCAATGGCTTGGCAAAAAACAGGAGCTTCGGTATCTAACCATATTGGTCAAATGCGAGTAAATGTGCTTAATACTATACAAAATATGGTGAATGGTGCTATTGGATTGATAAATGGATTTATCAATGCTTTAAATAAAATACCAGGAGTAAGCATAGAAGCTATATCGCAGGTTACTTTTGCAAGTACTGCACAAGCAGAATTTAATGCTGAAAAGACTGCAAGAGCAAACGAGATGGCAGAGGCCCAAACTGCCGAAGATGCTGCTAAAAGAGATAGACTTTGGAAGCTCATGGGAATGAAAAGTGAACTAGATAGCAAATATGCAGATCTAAAGAGCAAGTATTCACAGTTTAAAGCTGAAAAGATAGCTATGAGTAATGGGGATGGAATCGACTCTTTAGGATTTGAGGCAGGAACTTTCGACACAGGTGCAGGTGCTGGAGTTGCTGATAATATAGGCAAAACAGCGGGCAATACTGCGGCTGCAGCAGGGTCACTTGCAGAGACTAAGGAAAACCTTGAATACTTGAGAGATATTGCAGAGCAGGAGGCCATTAACAGGTTTACTACTGCTGAGATAAAGGTTGATTATTCAGGAATGACAAATCAGATAAGCTCTAATATGGACTTAGATAATGTTTTAGATGCTTTGACAGTTAAGTTTGTTGAGGCTGTACAGATGGGAGCAGAGGGGGTGCATAGTTAATGTTTAGATTTTACTTAGCAAATATGTTACTACCTATCACCCCTTCTAAGTTGAGTTTAAAAGTTAAGAATATGAACAAGACAGTAACTCTCATAAACGAGGGCGAAGTCAATATCATAAAGACGAAAGGGTTAAGGGAATTCAGTTTTGAATTCCTTTTGCCTTTTCAAAACTACTCTTTTGCAACAGTAAGTAAAGTAAAAAAGCAGAAAAGTTATCTTGATAAGCTGAATCAATTAAAGATAAACAAGAGGCCTTTTCAGTTCGTTGTTAAAAGGCCTCACGGCTTTAAGACCAATATAAAGGTTACTTTAGAGGATTTAAATATTACTGAGGATGCACAAGAGGGCAGGGATATTAAAGTAAGCGTAACCTTGAAGGAGTATAGGCATTATGGAACAAAGAAAGTTGTATTTGTTCAACCGCCTGCGCCCGCCACAGGGGAGAGTAAGCAGGAAGAAAAGAAGGAAGAGGCAAAGGTAACTGAGAATAGAGATACATCTACTGCTACAAAGCCAAAAACTCATATAGTAAAAAGAGGTGATACTCTTTGGGGGTTGGCTAAGAAATATTATGGGAACGGGTCTTTGTATCCTAAAATTGTAAGTGCTAATCCTAAAATAAAGAACCCTAATTTGATTATAGACGGATGGGAGCTTGTAATACCATGACAGTAAATATAATGATCAGTAACGGTAAAGAAGCTTATCTGCCAGCTATAAAAGAAGGAGTTCAGCTTGACTTGGAGCGTAAAGGAAGCCCCGGAACGCTCAAATTTGCGTACTATGATGACGGCAATATAAAAACCGAAGAGGGTAACCAGGTAAAGCTTACGGTAGATGGAACTGATTTGTTTTTCGGCTTTTTATTCAGTAAAAAAATATCAAGCAAGGATAGCAATATTGTAGAGTGTACTGCTTATGATCAGTTGAGATATTTAAAGAATAAGGATACTTACGCATATAATAACTTGACTGCAGGTGAAGTTATAAAGCTTATTGCTGAAGATTTCAGACTTAATATCGGAGAACTTGAGGACACAGGCTATAAGATACCACGCAGAGAAGAGCAGAACAAAACTCTCTTTGATATTGTGCAGAATGCAATAGATGAAACCTTGCAGAACACAGGTAAACTATACGTATTCTATGACAATGTAGGTAAACTTACGCTTAAGAATATTGACAGCATGAAACTTGACTTACTTGTAAATACCGATACCGCTCAGTCTTATGATTACAGCAGTTCAATAGATAACAAGACGTACAATCAGGTAAAAGTAGTCTATAAGAACACTAAGGATAAGACAAATGATGTTTTCTTAGTAAAAAGCGGTGAGAATATCAATAAGTGGGGAGTGCTACAGCTTAATGAGACGGTAGAGACAAAAGAATCCGGAGCAAAAAAAGCTGAGGCACTTCTTAAGTATTATAACAGGGTATCTAAAACACTCACTATAAAGGATGCATTTGGAGACATAAGAGTTAGGGCCGGTTCGTCTTTGGTGGTTATGTTACAGATTGAAAATACTACAGTATCAAGCTATATGGTAGCTGAAAAGGTAACTCACGCATTTAAGAATGATGAACATCTAATGACTTTAAAGTTGAGAGGAGGGCTGTTTAATGTTTGATTTAGTTGAAGCTGTAAAACAGGCGGCACTTGAGGCAGTAGAGTCAAAGGACCCTATGTCTTTTAGATTTGGCAAGGTGGTAAAGACATCACCGCTTGAGGTGTGGATAGATCAGAAGCTTACAATACCTGAGAGCGCACTAATTCTTACGGGAATGGTCAGCAAAATCACTTGTGAAGCTGAAGGGATAGGCAGAATTACGCTTGATAACAGTCTTAAAGCGGGTGATCAAGTAATCCTTATAAGGGTTGATGGCGGACAGAAGTACATAGTACTGGACAAAGCGAGGTGATATCATGCTTCCTTTAAACGATAAAGACATATTACAGATAAATGAAACCACAGAGCCAAGCAATACTTTTTTTATAGACTTTGATAAGGGTAGAATATCCGGATTTATAGATGAAAGAGAAGCCGTAAAGCAAGCCATAATGCTTATATTAAATACTGAAAGATATAAATTTCTAATATATTCGTGGAATTATGGGGCAGAACTTGAGACCCTCATAGGTACTCATCCGAATATAGTAGAGGATGAGGCGGAAAGACTTATAAGTGAAGCACTCCTACAGGATGACAGAATTACGGCTGTTTATGATTTTGAATTCAGTAGAAACAGGGATACTCTTCTTGTAAATTTTAAAGTCGACAGTGTTTATGGCGATATAGACATAGAAACGGAGGTTAGATAGTGTTTGAAGAGAATACATATGAAAACATATTAAACAGAGTCCTATCAAGAGTTGATAACAGTATCGACAAAAGAGAGGGCTCTGTTATTTATTCTGCTGTTGCTCCGGTATGTGCGGAACTTGCACAGGCTTACATAGCACTTGATAGCCTTATAGATTGCACTTTTGCTGATACTGCACCAAGAGAGTATTTGATAAGAAGAGCTTTAGAGAGAGGCTTGGTGCCTAAAAAGGCAACATATGCAAAGGCAGTAGCGGTATTTAACATAGATGTTGAGGTGGGAAAGAGATTCTCTAGCTCAAGATTTAATTGGGCCGTATCAGAAAAGATAAGTGCAGGAAAGTTTTATATCACTTGCGAGACTGCAGGCAGAACACCGAATGCAGAGAGGGGAAGTCTTATACCTATAGAGTATATAGATGGCCTTGAGACAGCAAATATAGAGAGCATAGAGATATACGGAGAGGATGAAGAAGGTACTGAGGAATTCAGAAAAAGATACTATTCGTCCTTTGATACTCAGGCGTTTGGCGGAAATAAAAAAGACTACTATCAAAAAATCACAGCTATTGAAGGTGTAGGCGGTTGTAAGATTTTAAGGGCTAAAGATGGTAATGCCCGTAATTTGCCAGGCCATATCCTTGCAATAATAACAAATTCTGAGTATGGGCAAGCAAGCCAAACACTTGTTACGAATGTGCAAAAACTGATAGATCCGAAAGGAGACCAGCTTGGTGATGGCCTTGCTTCCATAGGTCATACCTGCCATATACAATCTGTAAAAACAAAGAGCATAAATATAGATACTAATATAGTTTATGACTCAGGATACAATTTTAATGCTTTGAAATCGCATATCCAAAACGCCATTGACAGCTACTTTTTAGAGCTTAATAAGTCTTGGGATACTGCAGATAATATAGTGGTTAGAATTTCAAATATCGAAAGTAAAATCCTTGCTATAAACGGCATTAAAGATATAGCAGATACTAAGCTGAATGGTACGGCATCTAATGCTATATTGGATCCTGATACTATAGCTGTAAGAGGTACCTTTAATGGATAGAAAATTGATAGACTATCTTCCGGATATATTGAAAAACGTTACAGAGTTTAATCAGATGATGGATGCCGAACAGCCTGAGATTGAGTTTTTCTGGAATAAGGGCAATAGCTACTTAGATAACGGATTTATATTAAGTCAGGATGCTGATACTGCTGCAAGATGGGAAAAAATATTAAAGATATCAAGTAAGGATACAGATGAACTTGATGCAAGAAATCTTAGGATTCTTGGAGTAATGCAGGGTAGACTCCCTTACACATATAGAACATTTTACCGTAGCCTTTTAGCTATGGTAGGCTCGGAGAAAGACTTTAAGCTAAATATAGATATGGAGCATTACAAGGTCAGTGTAGTGGTGGCTTTATCATCAAAAGAGCTAAAGGAAGAAATAGAAAAGCTTGCGGATGAGGTAGTTCCGGCAAATATGGAGATTGAAGTATCGTTGTGGTATACAACTCACAGGATGCTTGAGATAAAAACTCATGGGGAATTGGAGCAGTATACTCATGAGCAAATGACGGAGCTTGATTTAAGGTAGGTGATTTATGAGAGAAACGGATAATTTAAAGTTGAAAATGCCGGACAGGACAGACAATTACAATGTCGAGGACTTTAACAGCAATTTTGCAAAGCTTGATAAAGCAGTAAGCGGTACAAGGCAGATACAAGTAACGGCCTCAAGGTTTACCACTCAAGGACCTTATACACAGCGTATAAATGTAGAAGGAATCAAAAGTACAGATGTACCGGAGATAGCTCTCTTAATACCAGATGGGGTTACTGACAGTGCGAGAGTAAAGGCTATAAAAAAGGCTTGGAGCTGTGTAGACAGGATAGATACTTATGACGGCTATATAGTGATAAGCTGCTTTGTAAAAAAGCCTGAAACGGACATTTTGCTACTTATAAAGGGGGTGTAATATGGCGCAGGCGATACTTTTAAGGGGTGGAGTAGGTGGAGTTACATCAGATGATGTTACAGCGTCTAAGGCTCAAGTGCTACAGGGCTACAAGACGGTCACTACTGATAGCGATGATGAGATAGTTGAAGGTACTATACCAAATCGTGGCAACGTGGTAGATACGGTAAGTTTTGAGAATGCACATTGGGAAAGCAAATTTGTAGCAAGAATGGAGGAGGGATACTACAGTCAAGCAGGGCAGTGGAAGCCGTGCGTGGCTATACCGTATGCAGTGCTGGCAAATGTAGCAGGTATAGATGCGAACAAGATGTTGGATATACTCACAGTAGCAGGAGTAAGAGGTACTATACCTGTTAGAGGATATAGAGGTCCAGACTGTACAGAAATGTTTATGTATCAACCAGATGGTGGATATGTTGTTAGAATTGAGGAGGGGTATTATCATATGGGTGGAAATAGACAATGGAAGCCATATGTTTTAGTATCTCCAGCACTTGCAAAGAGTGCTGTAAACTACCATCCAGAGAAAACCTTGTCAGATACAAGGACTTGTGAAGAACAAGGGCAGATTAAAATGATAAACACGCAGGACAGCAACTACCGACTTAATAAATCAACAGCATTCGGTATTGATGGTTGGTCTGATAGAAACAATCCCGTCTTTTGGATAGACTTCCCACACGGTAATGGCTACTATTACAGAGGTGATGGTCATCCCCATACTTGTATCGACGCTGTTAGTCTGGGCACAGCAGATGCAAATAGCGTGTTGCAAGGACAAACAGCAACATCTGTACACGGGGTTAAGTTTGAAGGTGCTATACAGAGATGGATATGCACTACAGGAGATGTTATTACAGCCCTTAATGGAGAAGGTTTTGCGTGGGATGATACTCACGCAAGTAGGGGAAGGGGTATTGTTGTAAAAATCCCGAATGGGCGTTATATACAGGGTGCTAACTGGGTGTTTCTGCCGTCTCCAAATCTTCAGCCTTGGAATGTTAGAAAAGGCGTAAATATAAATGGAGTCACAGGCACTATGGAAGACTATTCTGTTGGTAGACCGGTTTTTGATGGGGCCACTTTCAATACAATTTATGTAGGGGGAGTGGCGAACAAGGACTTTCCAGAGGCTAATATATTAAGAGACAGGTCTGTATCTGTACATAATTACGCACGATATGCTGGTGGTAC